AATACTGCTATGGGTAATCAAGCAATGTTGGCTAATACTTCAGGCGTTTTAAATTCCGCTTTTGGTCGTACTGCTATGACTTCAAATACTACAGGTGGATACAATGCAGCGTTTGGTGCAAGTGCATTGGTTCAAAACGTATCGGGTTCAAATAATACCGCTATTGGAACTTTTGCTTTAACTTTCAACACCGCATCTAATAACACCGCAGTTGGTTATGAAGCGGGGTATAGTAATACGAGTGGGGACATCGTAGCGGTAGGCTATCAATCATTAAGAGCCAACACAACAGGACAACAAAATACCGCAGTTGGACTTGCCTCTTTATCGGGTAATACAACGGGTAATTTTAGTAATGCTTTTGGTTACAACCAACAAAACGGAAATTTCAGCGAAGTATCAATGATTGGAATTAGCGATACAGCCACAGGAAACAATCAAATGAGATTCGGCTCTGTTACTATCGTAAATGGTGCAGTAGCAACTGAAGTAAATGTTTCGTCAAAAGTTTGGAATGTATTTATAAACGGAGTAGCACAAAAAATCTTATTAGCATAATATGACAACATACACTTGGACAATCGAAAGTCTATACACACAAACAATCGCTCAAGAAGCTGATTATGTAGTGATAGCAAATTATTTAGTAGTAGGAATTGATGGAGAATATTCGGCATCACTTTCTAATATTGCTCAATTCTCAACGGAGAATGTAGAAACTTTTATTCCTTACGAGGACTTGACAAACGAAATTGTTGTTGGTTGGGTACAATCGGTTTTAGGAGTAGACGGAGTAGCTAATTTAGAGGCTTGTATTCAAGGACAAATTGATTCTTTAATCAATCCACCTGTATCGCCAGTAAACACACCTTTACCTTTTTAATTATGGATAACAAAACCTCAAAACAAATTATTAAAGAAGCATTAAATATTGCAATCTCAAAAGGTTGCTTTGGTTTAATCGAAGTGTCAAATATTGTAAAGGCTATTGATTTTATCGAAAGCCAACCCGATATTGAATTTGGAGAGATAGAATAAATAACTAACTTTGAATATGACAAACGAACAAATATTTGGAATATTAGGTCAAGGACTTGATATTGCTACACAAAAAGGAGTATTTAATTTAGGGGATGCAAAATTAGTAGCGGATGCTTTATTAGAACTTAAAAGAGTTTTAGACATTCAAGAACCAGAAGTTAAGGAATAAGTAGTATAATACTATATTAAAGAGTGTCTTGGCTAAAAGTTGAGGCACTTTTTTTTTATTTTTGTAATAGAAACATTGAATATGAAAAAAATTACAGATTGGTTAAATGGTCTTTTAAAAGATGAGAAAGGTACTCCTTCTTCTAAGAGGTTTGTAGGGATTTTTTGTGCTTTAACCTTGTGTATTACTATGTACTCTAATTCTTTCACAGAAGCCCATTTTGTGCCTTCTAAGGAGCTTGTAGATGCAGTTGCACTATTAGCCTTCGGATGCTTAGGATTGGCTTCAGTAGATAAGATTTGGGGTAAAAAGGAGGATAAAGAATAATGGCTGTTAAGAAAACTGAAGTTACCCCTTCGGCAATGCCAATATCTTTTGAGCAGTTTAGTAAAGACCCAGTTAAAGGGTTGTTATTTATTGTTATTGTGGCTATTGGTTATTTGTATATTGATGGTAAAGTAAACTATACTAACCAAATTAAGAGCTGTAATGAAGAAGTAGTAATGTTGAATCTGAAGATTGATAAATTGACAGAGCATATTAGAAAAAGTGATTCTACATTAGGTTATATGATTTCAAAGGTTGAAATGTTACAAATATTAAAATGAAAATAGGTATTATACTTGTCCTTTTGATGACTGCTGTTTTGGCACAACCGCCAAAGATGATTGACCCCAAAAGTGAGGAGTTAGAAGTGCTTATGCAAAAATCTCAAGATAGATTAAAGAAAATTAATATTTTAACTAAGCAAATTGATAAAATATCTTCTACTAAAGTATCTACTATGAAAGATAACATAGTTGCTTTAGAGGAGGAAAAAATACAACTAAAAAATGAATTACAAGAAACTAAAGCAGTTGTTGAGTTTAATTCTGCTGATAAATCTACCCCTTTTAGCATTGAGCCAATATCCGACACAACGAATTGAGGGTAAAGATACGGTAGTCGTAATGACTAAGAAACAAGCTGAAAACATCAATGTGGTATTTAAGAATACTAAAAATCAAATTGATAAGCTAAAAATAGAGATAGATTCAATCACTAAGATTAAACCTACAAAAGATACCATTAATAGAACATCTATTCTAATACCTAATGGTAATTATCTTCTTTATAACTACAACGAACAACAAAATAGATACGAATTAGACCCTAAGTCTTTAGAATTAGCTAAGGAGTATAAAGAGCCTAATAGTTTGTTTATAGGTCTTGGATTCATTACATTTTTATACTTACTATTATGGTAGATTTAACCAAGCTAAAAGGGCATATACCAGATTCGGTAATTGCACAAATTCCTTTTATTCAAAGTAATTACAAAGTAGATACATCTTTAAGACTTGCTCACTTCTTAGCTCAATGTGGCCACGAATCTGCTAACTTTAAAGCTACAAGAGAAAATCTAAACTATTCTGCTGAAGGACTAAATAAGATATTCAAAAAATACTTTCCTACTTTAGAATCAGCTAAATCTTATGCAAGGCAACCAGAGAAGATAGCTTCTAAGGTTTACGCTAATAGAATGGGTAATGGAGATGAAGCTTCAAAGGATGGCTTTAAATACGCTGGTAAAGGCTACATTCAGCTTACTGGCAAGGCTAACTATATGGAGTTTGATAAAACCGTTCCAGAGGATATAACTAACAACCCAGAGCTTGTAGCGACCAAATATCCTTTAGCTTCTGCTGCTTGGTTTTGGTCTAAGAATGGGCTTAATTTAATAGCTGATAAAGGTGCTACTGATTTAGTAGTTACTTCTGTTACTAAAAGAGTTAATGGTGGTACAATAGGTCTTGCTGATAGGATTAAACACTTTAAAGAGTTCTACGCATTATTAAGTTAATTTGTATTTTATAAAATAATCTTTAACTTGCACAAAATTAAGGGATTATGCTTTATAAATCTAACGACCTAATTGTATGGAATGGAATAATCACTTATTATGCCATTATAAAGCCCCTATTGAGTTCAAGCGATTCAATAGACTTTGCACAGCACGAAGATATTTTACTTTATAACTCATTTGTATGAACCTAAACAGACCAAGATTAACCCCTAATGAGTTCAATCTAAGGCAAGAAAAAAAGCTATGGGATAAAAAACTTTATTCTGTAATGATTTTCTCCGATGTACACGGATGGTTAGCTGACCTAAGAACATTAAAATGTATCAACAACATCCTAAAGGACAACAAATTTGATGAAGTATGTATCAACGGAGATTTGGTAGATATGCCATTTTTGTCTAAACATACACAAAAACTCTATATGGATGGTATTTTGAACGGCTATACAGAGATAGGAGAAATAGACTACACCGTAGAACAAGTCCTAAAACCATTAAGATTAAGCACAGATGCAGAGATTCGTATTCGTACTGGTAATCATTGTGAAAGGATTACAAAGCCTAACTTATTGGGAGATAAGCAGTTAAAAAACTTAGCTATTCTTTACAATAAGTTCCAGACAACTAAACTTGAGGAGATGCTTCAATTAGAGGCTTTAGGGATGAATTATGACCCTTCTGATGTATTTACCTACTTTGATATATTTGATGTAACACACGGCCTTAAATTGGCTAAAAACGCAGCAGAACAGAACATAAAGGATTATATGTCATCTGGCTCTACTGGCCACACCCATAGATTAAACTCTAAATACCTTACTAATAGGAAAGCTCCTTATGTTTGGTTAGAATCTGGATGTACCAGATTAATCAATCAAGTAGAGTATTTACCTACTGGAGTGGTAGCAGATTGGCAGAACGGCTTTGTAACGGTGCATTTCTGGGTAGATGGCGATAAAGTGCGTTTTTTCGCATCTCCGCACATTATTATTGATGGAAGATGTTACTACAACGGAGTGGTTTACGACTTCAATAAATCTTAAAATCTTCGTATTTTTATGTTATGGCTGATAACATAGAAAACATAGATGATATTGAGGATGTAACCGATGACCAAACTCTCGCTGAAATAGATTTATTTTGGGGGATGTTTAAAGATTCAGAAGAAATGTCTTTTACTTTTTTTAATTCACAATTTAAAGTAGATTTGCAAATGCAGTTAATGCGAATGGTTAAAACACGATTGAATTTTTTAGACTATGACGAGGAGAATTAAACTAATTGAAAGACTACAAGAACTATATTCAGAAATAGAATCAGTAAAAAGAGAAATAATAAAAGAAACTAACTTAGAAAAACTAAAAGAAAAACACAATGAAAAGTATCGAAGAAATTAACCACCTTGAGAATTGTGAATGTGATTCTCCTTGTCCTAATTGCACAGAAAAACACAAACTCTATCCAGAAGAAACAATCAAATTACAAACTAAAGACCTAACTGGCGAACAGATAGCTGATGCAGTATTAAAGCCAAATTATTACAAAGGAAAAATAAAAGGTGTTGAATTAGATGTTTATGATATATCTGAAGCATATAATTTAAACATATATAAATTTAATGCACTTAAATATATTTTAAGAGCTGGTAAAAAAGATTCTTTAGTACAAGACTTAAAAAAAGCTATTAGGTGTTTAGAAAGAAATATTGAAAAAGAATCTTAAAATCTAAAGATAAAGTAATACCTTTGTCGCCCTATGACAGAAGAACAAGAGTTAATATCGTTAAAGAAAGAGATTGAACAATTAAAACAAATCCTAAAAAATAGGGAAAAAAGATATGAAGAAGTTTATAATGTATTTATTACTAATGGTAGTAATTTTACTACTTTACTCTTGCAAGACCAAGACTGTTGTTAAGGTTGAAAAAGAAGTAGTTACCGAGGTTAAAGAGGTAATTAATACAGTTTATACCGATACTGGTAAGATTATTACTAAGACTGAGTATATCTACGAGGTTAAGTATGATACTATCAATAAAACCTATTATTCTGTAATTACTAAGGTACTTGAGAATAAGAACGAAAATAAGGCGATTTCAGCCAATAAGAAGGAAGATAGGGTAGTTGTACAAAAAGCAAAAGAAAGTTCAAAGGATGTCATTAAAAAGGCTTCATTTAGCGATATGGTATCTAATTGGGTTATAGTCCTTGTTTTAGGGTTTGTTGGATATTTATTAATAAGAAAGTATATATTATA